AACTATTATTTTTATTATGATTGCGTTGTTATCTTCTTCAATCTACGCTCAAGAATCTGTTAGGATTATTAAGCTTAAAAGCCCGCAAGTTGAAACCGTAACTGGTGTTTTAGATGTTTTGCAAGAGGATGACAAAAAACCATCAGCGGATCAAATGACAGAGGCGATCTTCAAAAGGCTAGACACAGATAAGAACGGATCTCTTTCTTTAAAAGAGTTTAAGACCTTTTATGCTAGGATGCGTAGTAGTCGCTCAAACCGTAGTCGGTCAGATCGTCCGGGTCGCGGTCGTCCAGATCGCTCAAGTGACGGTGACTCCAAGCGTAGAACTAAGGGATTTGGAAAAGACAAGCAAGGCGACTCCAAAGGCGGCCCTCCTAAAAAAGATCGTTAATTTGTGATAAGATATTCCCTATGGACAATAGCGATTCTATTATTTATATTGGTTTTAATTAGCCTTGTAAAAGTAGATCGCTACTGTAATATATGTAATAAAAAATGTTTTCAAGAGCCTTTGATTACTAACTTTACAGGCGCTGGCGACATTAATTATGAACATGCTGAATGTTCTGGTGATTGGGGTTGGAAATTTCCTATGAAATGGCCAACAGCTAGAAAGGTAACAAAATGAATATAAATCGGTATGATTCTACAGATTACGGATCTAGTGATGAAATATTTACATCTAATAGTAAATACGCTAAGCTAATAGATTTGAGAATCGAAAGAGATAAACTTGTAAACGAAAGAAATCATATAAAAAGTAGGATCGGACTGTGCGAAGATCAAGAAAAGATATGGAAAGATCAAAGGCGCGAATTCGCAAAAGAATTAAAAAATGTCAATCAAGACATAATCAAGTATAATGAAGATATTAGATTCGAGATGCAAAGAATAAATGGAAGCGGGACACAGTAATTAAATTAAAAAAATTGAATACATAATAAACGAGGACTAAATTGATAAACTTAACCGCCCCGATTAATAGTTTAGGATATGGGGTAGCTGGATACAATATTTATAAAGAGTTATATAAACTTCATCCATCCACTGCCCTATATCCTATCTCTAATCCAGAATTCGTTGACGAATATATTGAAGCTGGTCTGAAAAATAGAGGATCTATAACAAATGCCCCTTCTGTAAGAATATGGCATCAATATGATATTCATACACACATAGGCAAAACTCTACATGTGGGATTTCCAATCTTTGAGCTAACAGAGTTCAACGAAGAAGAAAAACTCAGTATGGAGCATTGTGATCTAATATTCGTCTGTTCTGAATGGGCTAAAAATATAGTTATAGATCAGACAAAATTTTCTGATGGTGATGTTCATGTAGTTCCTCTTGGTGTGGATTCAGAAATATTTCAACCCAACCTATCCAGAAGGCCAAATACCATATTTTTTAACTGTGGAAAATGGGAAAAGAGAAAAGGTCACGATATTCTAGTTCAGTGTTTTAATAATGCTTTTACCGATTCTGACAATGTTGAGCTTTGGATGATGTGTGACAATCCATTCATAGGCGAGCAGAACAGCGCTTGGCAACAGCTATATAAAAACAGCCCCCTTGGAGATAAAATAAGAATAATTCCAAGACAGGCTTCTCATAGAGATGTGTATAACATTATGTCACAATCTGATTGTGGAATATTTCCAGCTAGGGCGGAAGGCTGGAATTTGGAACTTCTCGAAATGATGGCGTGCGGCAAGCAGGTGATTGCGACTAACTATTCTGCCCATACTCAATTTTGTAATCAAGACAATTGTCACTTAATAGATATAAAAAATCTAGAAACAGCTCATGATGGAGTATTCTTTTCAGGTTCGCATGGAATGTGGGCACAGCTATCAGGCGATCAACAAGAACAGCTTGTATCGCATATGCGCGCGATTCACAAAAATAAACAAAGCGGACTACAGCTAAATACCGCTGGAATAGAAACCGCAAATAATTTCTCATGGTACAACTCAGCCCAAGAGGTTATCAATGGACTTCAGCACGCCACGTAAGATACTAAACTCATACAGAGATGGATTTCTTGGTAGTATTTGTGACCCAGAAGATGTAGCAAAGCTTCTAGGAGAACTTTCCACACCCGTGTTTGGAGCGGCTGCGCACCATCTCTACGGAGACGGGGAAGGAAAGCTATCACTTCCTTTTAAATCTTTATTGAAATTCGACCCCTCGTTTGGTCCTACGGAGAGACAAACTACTGGTGATTGTGTTGCTCATTCTACTAGAAACGCCGTAGACATTACTAGGTCGGTAGAAATTGATATAAAAGGCGATAATGAGCAATTTGTGGCTAGGGGTGCGACAGAGGGGATATACCAATCTAGAGGGCACATGGGACAGGGAATGACTTGTAGTGGCGCTGCTAGATATATGCACGAAACTGGAGGTATATTACTTAGAAAAAACTATGGAGACATTGATTTGTCTAAATATAATTCAAGTCTTGGAGCAAAAAAAAGAATACCCAAAGACGTGTATATCACAGAAGCTAAAAAACACCAAGTAAAAACCGTTTCCAATATTAGAACAGTAGAAGAAGCTAGAGACGCATTGGCCAATGGCTACGCCCTGTCTGTGTGTTCTGGATATGGATTCTCAAGCGTTAGAGATAAAAACGGCATCGCCAAAAGATCTAGCGGCTGGTCACACGCAATGGCTTGGATAGCTTGTGATGATAGCAGAGAGATATATAATGAAACTCTATTCCTAATTCAAAACTCTTGGGGTATATGGAATTCTGGACCAAAAAGATTAGGACAACCCGAAGGTAGTTTTTGGATTAGAGAAAAAGACGCGCGCGGAATGCTTTCTGGTGGTGGTGCTTGGGTTTTCAGCGATGTTGATGGCTTCCCAGCCAGAAATATAGACTGGACTATAGATGAGGTTTTTTAAAATGAATAAAGAAAAAAAAGACAATTTTAACACTAGACTCGTTATAGGTATTATTTTAGGGCTGTTGGTTGTACTATTTTCTGCCAAATCTGAAACTAATTCAAGTTTTCAGATGACGAATGACGAAATAACAACTATAATAAATCAGACAAATGAGGCTTTTGACTTAGCTGAAAAAAAAATACTTAACAAAAAACCAGACGACACTCCCGATGATATAGATCCAGATCCAGAAAAATGTATCTGTGGTGGAACGGGGGTAATAATACAAGGTGATGGACATGAAACAAAATGTCCTTATCACGGTGAAGATTAATGGAGCACATTCTATGTTGCATGTGTACAAAAAGGATTTTAATTACTTTTTTAATATTGGAGAATTTTTATGAAAATTAAATCACTTCTTAAATCCCGAAGATTTTGGGTTTCTGCTGTTGGACTGGCTGCTGTCTGTTCGTCAGAGCTTTTTGGAATCACCCTAGATACAGAACAGATTGTTGGCGTGGCCACGATTGTAGTAGCTTGGGTAATTGGAGACACCGTTCGTGTTACCGAATAATATAACAGGGTATAAAAATGATTGATTTTATAAGAGAATTGAGTTTGTTTCAATGGGTATTGATCGCCGTGGGCGCTCTGCTAATATTCCCAATCATCAAAGATTTTTTTATTGATGGAGATGACGAGCAAGATGCTCCCGATATAGATTATCCCATTAAGAATATTGAAAATTCAAATGCCTTAACGTCAATTGTATATAAGTGGGAAGTACTTTATAATGCGTGCTCCGACATGAACCTTACAGACGCGCAAGAAAAATTAGAAGAAGTTTTCCCAATGTTTGCTAAATTAAGAGACTCCAATCCCGCAAAAAAAGTTAATAAACAAGAGGAGCAAAATAGTTATGAGTGAGAGACTTAGATTGCTGGCTGGAGCCTGCTTGATATTAGTTGCTTTGTTCTGGAATAATCTTGGAGATATAATTCCAACTATACCAGAAGAAAACGACAAGATTATAATTGAAGAGCCTGAGTCTAGCATGATCGAAGAATGGAATAATGTTACTGATTCTATTACAAATTCTTCGGACGTGCTAAGGCTTTGCGTTTTTAATAAAATATTTGCTGAAAGGGTTAAGGATTACGACGCTTCAGCCCAACAGATCAATGATGTGTACGTTGAGGCTGCTAAAAATTGCTTTGGAGAAACCCTTAAAGGTAAATATGAGTTACTTGGACCAGCCACCGAAGGAGCGATGGCTTCGGTTCTGGGTAATGAGGATCATAAAACTACAAATTTTGAAAAATCGGCCCTTAGTAAAAAGTTTATGGCCTTTGCTTGGAATTTAAATAATAAACTATAAAAGGAACAAGTATGAATTTAATTGAAGCCACTGAAAGTCAACTTAGAGCAACGCTTGATAAATGCGCATTTGAAATCAATGTTTGTGTTCAGGATCAGGCCGAACATAATCGTTATGTTAGCTTTATGGCGACCCTAAAAGAATATGCCGAAGTTGCAACAGCGCTTGAAGTTTTAGAAAAGGTTAAATTACAATTGGCTGAAAAAGAGAAAACAAATGAAGATTAAAATAACTTTCTTAGTTATCCAATCTTTAAAACACCTAAACTTTTCTAGCCCCAGATATTTTCAAATACTGTTTGACGACAATAAGAAAATTCCTCATCGCTATATGTCTACAAAAAACGAAGAAGAGACATTGAGAGAAATAGCAGAAAAACATATCAATGTTGATTTTGATTGGCTGCAAAAGGATGTGTGTGGTTTTAGAAGATTGTCACAGGAAGAATGTGAAGTAGTTTATGTTAGCTACTTACCGGAAATAAATAAATCTAACAAGTCTGGGCTTTTTATTGCTGATTGCGATTTAAAAAAACACGAAATAAAAATAGATACATATTATGAAGAATTACTTTCAAGACGATCCAGAGGCTTTTGAAGAAGGTCTCGCAGAATTAAAAATTTATGTAGATAATAATGGAGAAATTACATTTAATTGTAATTGGGAGCCTAGTGATATTGGGATAGGCTCGATGTCTTCTATTTTTTTTGGTCTCGCTTACGATGATTTAGCAGATAAAATACTAAACCATTTAAAATCTCAATGTGTATTAGAAGATACAGAGGAAGATTTTTACAAAATAGTGGAGACTATAAAACTTCTTATCATCAATAGGGAAAAGGAAACGCAAGAAAAAGAACATGATGACTCTTTAGTTGTTAATCCACGCGACATAACAAGACTGTAAACGATCCTAAAGGAGATTATTGTGTCTAAACCTAAACAAATCGCTTGGGAAAGCTGGAATGCTAAAGCTCAGGAAATCATAGAACTTTCTAATAGTTTTACTGCGCCAGAAATTAATCCAGAAGAAATGACATATAATGGCTCTGAAATCCCACCAGAACTTTTTTCACCAGAGCTTTTCCTTCAGCCACAAAGAATAATAAACACGCCAATTGGTGTTTACTCACAAGAGTCTACCCTTAAGCCATCAGACAGATGGGATTGCTGGCTAGGACACACTAACTTCGACATAACCAAAAAAATATCAAGTCTTATAGAAAAAACAGAAGGTGTTGGGGCGCTTAGAATTCTTAGTAGATATTCGTTTTTTGTAGGTATTGGAAAATTATTTGATATTAAAGAGGTGCGTAGAGGAATAGAAAAACAACTTTGTGTCTATACTGAAGAAGAAATACTTGCAAATGAGAATACACAAGCTACAGTAGACTTAGTAAAAGAGCAGCTAAAGACCAAAAAATATTGGTCGATACTTGTATCGCCAGAAGGAAAAGTAGAGTACATTGTTTCAGACACAATGGATAAAATATATCTTGAGGGTCTGAGTGGTTTATTAAAATTGAAACAAGATATTGGTGGAATTATTCTAAGAGGAAATAATGGATAACATTGAAAACTATTTGAAGAACCCGGACGTTGTAAATATTATGAATGCTGTATCTAATAAATATTCTAAGTCTATTGATTTAGATGAAATAGATTCTATAAAGATGCTAACATTGTGGAAATGTGTTAAAAAATTTGATCCAGATAGGGGCGCAAAATTTACCTCTTATTTATATCAACAGCTTTCCTTCGCCTTTAAAAACGAATTAAAGAAAAAAAAGCAGATGTGGTATAGAGATAATGCTCAAATAGATGTAATAAACAGTAATGAGGATTATGATTCACATATTGAATTTAGGGATACTATATCCGGGCTGCCGGAAGAAGTTTCTACAATTTTAAAACAAAGATTTCTCGGAAACATGACGATGGTAGAAATCGCTAAAGCCAACGGCTACAGTAGAGAAACAGCCAGAAGGCGACTAAAAACAGCTATAAAAATATGCAAAAAAAGCAATGGAAAATTTGTTTAATTTGTGTATACTTCAATGGACATGGATCTCTTTTGGACAACTAGGATGATGCAATTTTTATTATTTTTTTTTAAAGGAGATCTATTATGGCAGTTCCTAGCAATGCAGCGGCCTACCTAGTAAATACTACTGGTGGCACTTACATCGCTCAGACTCAGGGTGGCACCGTTCTTGGTAACACCACAACAGACACTGATCAAATTACTAAAGCCTTGGCATTGAAAGACAATGCTACAGAATTTAAAGATGGCACAAAGCCGAAAGTTCTTAATGATGGCCTAAGCCACAACCAAAAAGCACTTTCTGCTGGTACTTTTGCTTACGACGTTGCTGGAAAATATGTTATCGCCGCTAGCAGCGATACTCTTTCTGGCGTTTCTAAGACAAACATCTTGATTACTGGTCAAGGCGAAGACATGAATGCTATTCATCAGTTTATTCATTCCTTCGGTGCTAAAACTGTTAGCGCATTCCGAGCTAATAGATTCAGTTGGACAAGCACTAAATCTAGAAATACTGCTGGTGCTACTTTAGCTAGTAGAATTAACTGGGTTGCTGCC